GATTGCTGGCATGGAGAGCCTGGGATACATGGGGGAGCACAAAGCATTTCGCAAGTAATGTGGAATTTTGCACTTCAAAGCGATTGAAGGAGATGAAGAAAAAGAATTGTGAAGCTGCCTACTTGGGAAAACTCTTGAGCGTACGTGGAGGTCTGGATGCAGAAAATTTAGGAGGCTTAGATGGCTGCTATTGTTGGGATTAACGCAAAGGTTGAGTTTTCAACGGACGGTGGAAGCACCTGGACCCTTATTCCAGAACGCAATGAGTTTTCGATTAGCATCAACGTTGACAGTGCAGAGCACAAGGTCTTTGTGGCCAACATGGCTCTTGCCTGGGTTGAGAAAGCTCGCACCTGGATGTCCTGGTCCGGCTCACTCAGTGGCTATTACGACGACAGCGACGATACCATCTTCAACACGGTGATGGCTGGCCAGGCAATCAAGATGCGCTTCTGGGATGACCGGCAGATTGATACCCTGTACTGGGAGGGCACTGCGGTGCTGACCAGTGTGGAGCACTCGGTAAATACCGATGACTTCGCCACCCTGAACGTGGACTTTGAAGGCCAGGGGCCGCTGGTTCGAGAACGGTAGTCCACATATAGACTGGTTGGAAACTCCAAGGACCTGCCTTTGCGTAGGGGTTCTTGGAGTTTTTGATTATTAAGGAGCTTGGAATGACGGAAGTTTTAGATACTGTAAAGATTGGCGAGAGTGAATATCAGGTTATCAAGACCGGGCGTGCGCAGGCTGCGCAGGTATTGCAGATTACCCGGTGGGCATCGAAGCATGGCGTCAAGGCATTCAAAACCCTTCAGGCCAACCAGGTGGACACCGCTAACGGCATTGAGTTCCTGGGCATGTTCATCGATGCCCTGGATGTGGATGCTTTGATTGACCTGTTCCAAGCCCTGACTGGCTGCACCAAAGAAGAAGCCGAACTGTACTTCGATATCTCGGTTCTGCTTGACGTGCTGTTCGATGTCTACGAACGTCAGCCGGCTGTGAAGCGGGTGCTGGACCGTTTTTTCTCCATCAGCAGCTCACCCACCGTCTCGGACGAGTCCTCCACGACATCCGAGTAGCCTATAGTTGGACCGATGACCAGATACTTGACCAAGTTGAGCTTTACGGAATCGACTGGTTGCTCGACAACTGGAAGATGATAAGGGAAGACAAGGTCGAGTTCTATCGGGTGATGATGACCCTGGCGCCGTTGTCCCGGACCCCAATGGATAAGAAATCCGGCGAGTCGATGGGAAAGTATGCGAAGCAACTGGAGCGCAGCTTTGATGCGATGGTACCCTGGACAGAGAAAAGCCGTGCGAAGTCTCGACAGTTCAGGAACGTAGAGCCTGGAAAAGTAACGGTTATCCTGGATGCAGGCGACAACCCGGATAACCCCCTATTCAAGGACGCTCGGATAGCACGGGAGTAAACCTATGGCAGGAAACAATATCTTGCTAACTATTCAGGGTAACGCCAGTGGGGCCATTGCAGCCCTGAACGCTGTTAGTAGCGCCATAAATAAGTTTTCCGCTGGCCTGCTTGGGTCTGCGCTTAACGCCAATCAGGCCGGCAATGCCATTAACAACGCACTGAAAGGAGCAGGGCAGAACATTTCTACAGGCAAGCTGGACCTGCTCAACCAGAAGATGGTTCTGGCTAAGCAGACTGTGGAAGCCCTTGAAGCCAAGTTGGCGGCGATGAAGGTGGGGGCTGACCCTGCGAAGATTACCGCTCTTTCGAACTCAATAATTGCGGCGAAGAACAATGTAACTGCCCTGGAAGCATCGCTTGCATCGGCTAAAAACACCCCACTCCCTGTGGATGCCGCAAAAGTAACGGCCCTTACGGCGCAGCTTCAGTTGGCGAAGGACAAGGTTGACGCTGTCAAAGCGGCCCTGGATACTGCAAAAGCGGGTTCCCCTGCTGACCCTGCTAAAGTTGCCCAACTAACACAAGACCTGACGGTACTGGCAAGCATTATTACCAGCATCAAAACGTCGCTGGATAGCGCCAAAAACACTCCGTTACCCCTTGACACTGCCCGTATTACTGCGCTCAAGGACGAACTTGTAAAGGCACGCAAAGAACTTATTGACCTGGGTAAGACAAAGCCAACTTCAGGCTCCAGTCAGGATTTAGCTGCCTTCCAACAAAAGGTTGCTGATGCCAAAGCCAAAATAGTCGCACTCAATTCTGAACTTAAGAATGCACAGAAGCCCCAGTATGACACAACACTAATCGCTAACCTGTCCAATGACTTGTCTGATGCGAAGAAGTATTCTGGTGAGCTTAACAAAGAGCTTAAGGCTGCCCAGAAACCGGTATATGACACAGCATCCATCAACCAACTTACCTGGGATTACCAGGAAGCGAAGAAGGAAGTTACCCTTCTAAACGGTGAGATTACTAAGGCTCAGAAGCCAGTGTACGACACGGCAGGTATTGCACAGCTTAAGGTAGATTTAGCTGCGGCAAAGCAGGTAGTTGCTGACCTGGAACAAGAACTCGCCAAAGAAAAGAAACTGAACTTCAGCGCCGGTGATATTCAGGCTGTAGAGAAGCAGTTAGTAGCAGCCAAGATGTCCGTTATGGGACTTACAGCACAGATACAGGCAGCCACACCTGTAACCACATCTTTCCTAAGCTCCATAAGTAAGCTGTCGTCGGCTGGCTTAAAAAACTTACAGACATCATTGGGGAACACCTTTGCTGGCATCACCAAGTTCGGTTCTATCTTGAAGGATACGAAGTCATTCCTGATGTCGCTGACGGATACCTTCCGGCTGGTTGCTCAGGGTGTTACGAACCTGGGCCGTTCGCTGTTTTTCTTTGTGACCATCCCAGTAGTTGGGTTCCTTTCTGGCGTGCTGAAGTCGGCGCTAAACTTCGAAGACACCATGACCCAGGTCAGTCGCACTACCAGGTTGACCGGAGAGAGCCTGAATCAGTTGGCTCTCGGGATACGTGCAATAGCGACGCACAGCCGCACCAGTCTGGAAAACCTGGCGAGCGTTTCAGTAGTCTTGGGGCAGGCTGGTGTTACGTCAGTTAAAGCACTGACGATAATGACCCAGGCTTTTGATATGTTCGCTATTGGCACGGACACGGACTTAGCCACGGTTACGGATAAAGTGGTCAAGTTCTCCAATGCTTTTGGCTGGAACTTGAACAATGCCCAAACTGACGTGTGGAAGTTCCTGAATGTGGTGAACTTGCTGGCTAAATCTACTGCGGCCACGGCAGACGACATTCTTATAGCGGCAACTGACTTTGCGGCCTACGCCAAGTTTGCCGGGATGAGCGCCGCACAAACAGCCGCCTGGGCAGCGGTCCTTCCAAGTCTTGGCCTTTCTGCAACTGAAGCTGGCACCGCTCTGAAAAACGCTATCTCGTATGCTGCAACGAACGCTGACAAGATTTCTGCGGTTATGGGGCCGCTGAATAAGGCATATGACACTACGGCTAAGGTGGTTGATGCTTTAGGGAAAAACGCATCCAACGTTTTTGCGGATATTATGGACGCCGCAGACCACACTTCTAATTCGGTGACGGTTCTTACTACACTTATTGACATTTTCAATCGTCGGGGTGGCAATGGAATGGTTGTTGTGGCAAACAATACCCTTGCGCTGAAGGACGCACTGAAGATGGCCAACGATGAGTGGAATAATGCCACGTCCTTGGTGGTTGACTACGCCATTGCTATGTCGTCAACGAAGGCGCAGATTGGCATATTCCAGAATAATATCAAAGAGGCCGGCATTGTCATAAGCGGCACCCTGCTCCCGATGCTGAACAAGCTGCTCCAGATTGCTGTCCCTGGTTTGCAGATGATTATGAACGCTTTCAATGAATTGTCCAGCAGCCAGAAGATGAATATTATCCTATGGACTGGCATTGCTTTGGTAGCCGGGCCTGTGCTGATGTTCGTAGGCCAGTTGGTGCATGCAATCATCTTGATTATGTGGGGCTTTGTAAGCGCTGTGGGTTGGATTGGCACGTTGATTAGTGCGTTTGGTTCTCTTGGGACTGCTCTTCTTTCTGTTGCCAATATAGGGACGGTTGCTTTTGTTGGGATTAGTGCAGGATTGCTGAAAGTTCTGGATGTGCTCGGTGTGAACGTCAGGGGGTTCTTTACCGGGCTGGCTGGAAAAATCCTGATATGGGGCGAGAACCTGGCGGCCAGCCTTGCTAACGGGTTCTTAGCCGGTGCAGTGCGCTATGTTACATCTGCTGTGTCCCAGGTGGCCAACTACATTGCCAGCTTCTTTGAAGCCCACTCCCCCCCGAAGGCAGGTCCCCTGTCCACGATTGACAAGTGGGGCGCCGCCCTGATGCAGTCATACCTGGGCAGCTTTATGGAGGCCGACTTCAGCATTCTGTCAGATGTCGGAAGCATTATCAAGGATGCTCTGACCGCCGGTGTGGAAGACGAAGCGCTTCCAGATGCGCTTAGAAAAGTTGCAGGAGCCAGAAACACAATTGCGGCTGTAATTGCCAAGTTCAACGAGACGGGCATTATTGACAGTGGCATGATTGATTCCGCTACATCTGGCCTGGGGGACATCGCAGGCAACGTAAAGGAACTGATAACCCTGTCGCTTCAGTACAATCAGGTACAGCAGAAGCTGGCTGACATTGAGAAGCAGCGCCAGGCGATAAATGATGGGTATGAAGCGCAGATTAGCTCTATTGCATCGTCCAATCAGACCATTACGGATAAGGTTGAGGGCATCCGTAACGCCAGGATGCAGAAGGACAACAGCCTGAAGGTTCTGGACAAAGAAGAGCAGAAGCTGAAAGACCAGGCTGATGCGCTTAAAGCCAACCTGAACATCCAGAAATCCATCATCGACGCTATGCAGGAGCAGAAGAGCATCTTTACTGAGATTGCGGCTGTTCTGAAGCGGCTGGAAGAAGAGAAGAAGAAAGAAAAAACTGCTGAAACCACGACCAGTGATTTTGGTACTGGCGCTGTAACCCCATCGCCGGCTGTTACAACCGGTTCAGCTCCTACTGATTTTAGCAAAACATTTGATGAACTCAATAAGAAGTGGACTACAGGAAGGGCAATACTTCAAGGCTTTATTGATGCTTGGAATGGCGTGAAGCCTAAAACTGCGGCAGAACTTGGGCTGACTGGTGAAGATTATGACCAGTACATGGCGCTGTTTAAAATAGGTACAAAAGCAGCAGGCGTGCGCAACAGTATTATGGGGGTAGTCGAGGCTTTTCAAGACCTCACCAAGGCTGTTTCTGCTCTCGTTGCAGGTGATATTGGTGTTAGTACTTTCCTGCTTCGACTTGGCGTTCCGCCTGGGATTGTGCAGGGGTACAACGAACTTGCTGGAGCTCTAAAGAACCTTTCTTCTGGCAGCATGCCCACTGGAATTACAGATGGGCTTAACGCTATGCAACCCGTCATAAACGCTATTGGTGTTGGATTGGCGTTTATTGGTGCTGTGTTTAGTTCTGTATTTGCAGCATTATCCCCTGTAATTCAGGCAGCCGGCGCACAGTTTGCTATGATGGGCGTTATTATTTGGGATACTTTGGTAGCAGCCTTCACTGCATTACAACCTGCCATGAAGCCGCTTGGAGTCTTACTTACTGGTGTTCTCGTGCCGGCGCTTCTTGTGTTGGTGGGCGTAATTACTGGGGCATTGGCATCAGCAATTTCCTTTTGGTCTACGAATTGGTTAGGGCTTATTGAGCTATTTTCGGGGCTTGCCAATGTGCTTACAGGTGTTGTGGGTCTTATCACAGGGTTTGTACAGGTTATCGTGGGAGTCACTCAGGGCCTTACTACTGGGAATTGGGAAAATGTTAGTAAAGGCTGGCAATCTTTATGGGACGGAATTAGTAACATCGTTAAAGGAGCCACCCAAGTAATTGTGGGTTTGTTTGATGCTTTTGTTATGTCCATAGTGAATGCATTGAGTTCGTTTGTGGATACTTTCTTGGGCTTCTTTAAGAATTTGTACATGGAGTTGGTAGGAAATTCTATTGTCCCGGACATGATGTCTGAGATGTTTGCTGTAATTACGTCCTGGTTAGACCAGATTGTAGCCAGTGTAGGTGGGAAGATAGCCGGTTTTGGTGATGCAATTCAGACTGGCATGCGGTTGGCGCTGACCAATTTAGGGGCGATGTACACCGAGTTCAAGACGGTGGCCATGAACCTTATTCAAGGACTGGCTGATGGAATAAGCGGGTCTATTCAAACAGTACTTGACGCAGTTGGTGGGCTTGGCCAGGCCATGGTTACTAATCTGAAGGCTATGCTTGGCATCAATTCCCCGTCTACTGTCTTCGCAGAGATAGGCAGAAACGTAATCGCCGGCCTTACTGAAGGCACGTCAGGCGGTGGGGATGTAGGGGCAGGGATTGCGAAGTCACTCTCTGACGCATTGATTGCGGCTGGAGCGGCCTTATCGGGAATGTCATCCGTAATTCAGACTGCAATCAGTCCGATTGTCGATTTGATAGGCACAGCATTGACCGGGGCAGTCATATCTTTCTCTACTGCCATATCCACCATAGTTTCACCGATTACATCTGCGGCCATGGAAGTTGGAACTATCTTGACCACGCTGGCTGCAACCGTTACTCCGGGGTTGACCCTGCTTGCCTTCCTGGTTAGCAATATGAAAGACAAAATTGTTGCATCCCTTACCCTTTACTGGGGCATTATTGACCTGACATGGTCTAAGCTTTGGAATGCCATAGTACAGACCGTAAATACATCGGCCACGCTGTTAGGAACCATCCTAAAGATAAGCTCCAGAGATAACATCGCACTGATAAAAGCGACAATTGCAACGTTGGTCTTTGACTTCACCGCTGCTGGCGCTAATATTTTGAGCGTTGTAACTTCGTCCATGATGAGCGTCTATGGCGCTATTATCCGGTGGTTGCAAGCCGCATCTGCTGATGGCGCTTCTGCATTCCGGTCATTGGGCGGCGTGATTTCAAATGCCATGAATGAAATTATCAGCATGATAAACAGCAAGTACATGGAGTTCTACTACGCTGGCAAGAATGCATTGCAGGGGTTGGCGGATGGTGCGTCCGAAATGGTCAGTGTCATTATCGAACAGATTCATACCATCGGTCAGGCAATGATTGATGAGTTGAAAGCACTTCTTGGTATTCAGTCCCCGTCAAAAGTGTTCCATGGCATTGGTGTAAACATGGGTCAGGGCCTGATAAATGGCCTTGCGGCGATGTCAGATGAAGCGGCAAGAACTATGGGTACCTTCGGGCAGAGCCTTGCGGCATCTGGTATCGAGAATTTGCAGGGGACTCGCTTCCCAACGCTGTCTATGCAGGGTACATCGGTGGGGAACATTACGGGTCCCACGGTAAATATCACAATTAATGACCCCGTTGTGCGTGAAGAAGAAGACATCAAGCGGCTTGCCAAGGCTGTGTCTACTGAACTGGCAAAATCGACCACGTTACGCATGCGCTATGGTGGGAATGTATCGCTGTAGGAGAGTATATGACTGAGCTTTTTGTTCTACAACTGTCCAACCCTTCCGATAGTATTGACTTTGTTAGTGCATCAAACGGCAATTTCCGTCTGGTGAATGGTGGATTTAACATCAGCACCCCTGAAGTAAAGCGGGAGTTCTACCAATACCTGCCAGATACGAATGCGCCTAATCAAGTGACGTACGGAACACGTAAAGCAGACATTGAATTTAACGTGTCTGGAGCCACGAGGTCGGCAGTAATCCAGAATATCAACAGGTTGCAGCGTCTTCTGCGTGCTGCGGATGCCCGGGTGCGCACTGGCAGTGGTCAGCGCTGCGAACTGGCGTACGCCTGGGAAGGGGCCAACAAGAAAACCTACTTCGAAGTCATCGGCGGAGACGTTGCTCTGCCTGAAGACATTATGTCAGTCGAAAAAATGCATTATATTGACCGAGATGACCTGTATGTTGTCCCGAATATTAAGGTGAGCCTGACGCTTAATGGTCTGGGATACGGGGTAGCCCTTGAATCTACTGCTCTGCTCCAGATGCCTTTGTCCAATACCAGCGCAACCAGAACTCTGGACTGGATAACAGTGACCAATCCTTGGCGGGGCCACGAAGAATGGGTTGCGATAGACAAAGATGACCTGGAAGGGGACGGGCCGGCAATAACGCAGTTTCACTATAAGGACATTTCCCAGACATCCCTTACGCTTCTATTTTCTGGCATCCAGTTTCCTCCGTTCCCAACCAAGACGGTTATGGGGGTAGATGAAGTTCTTCAACAGAACTCTCCTTGGGTGTATTATGGCCCAACAGCATCCGGGACAAGAAATGGCTATGACCTTGCAGCTCTTGCAGGCGCCGCGATGGACAACAAATATTACTTTGGGGCGTTTGGAGAGTACTACGCTAATCCTGGTAACTGCACTGACCCATCGAATAACTGCGTGTTCGTTCAGGCCAATTCTACCCTTGCCTTCAAGGGGAACGACATGCAGGGGTTGTACTTCACCTTTTTTCACAGCGTCATGCCTGTACCCATCAATTACAGTATTGGCATCGGCATTTACAGCTACCGCCGCATTGTCAACGACTTCTTTGGCACGCCCTATGCTGGAGCAGTCACCGTCCCGTTAGGCGGTATTGTATTGCCCCAAAACGGGAAAGAAGTCTCCAGGTTTGGTGCGCTGAATACGTCAAATGAGACTTCTGCTACTGTTTTTGTGGCCGGCGATGTCAGCCTAAATACAACCCCTGAATCTAGAAAGGCGTTAATATTTAACTATATTTCGTGCCTCCCAATTTCTGGTGGTTTCCGGGTAGTCAGGCACACGGCTGGAACAATGGCTTCGACTACTACTTTGATTGATGACGGCTGGAGTGGGATGACGGTGCTGAAGTATAGCGACGGGACTGTTGGCACCAACGCTTATGCATTATTTGACCATCTGCGCCTGGAAATCGGAACTGACCAGCGGGTGTACTTTCACCAGCTTTCTACTACAACAACTGCGGTTAACCATGGTGCATCTACGATGAAAGTGAAGCTGTTCTACGTGCCAACCTACCTGACCCTGGCAATGTAAGGATGCGTTATGAGATTCTTTGCGGCGATTTACGATACAAAGGACCTTCTAAATGACCCCCGGCCCGTGGACCCGAGCTTGAGTGTGCTGAACTACAACGCCTACTTTCCTGGATTTGAGCATTACACGTACTCGGACACGTTTGCAGGTAAGACAGCGCATATCAAGGTAGGTCATCATCTGGTAGAAACAGCCGATGTAAGCGATACATTGGAGTTCAGCACCCAACTGCACGGCGGGTATTACCAGTGCCAGTTCACCATAATGAACCAGCCTGGTAAGGTGATGTATCGGTTTCGTAACTACCTGGGTGATATGGTGGTGATATTTGACGGGAATGGACACAGGGTGTATGAAGGAAGAATCATTACAGTGTCTCTGGATGCATTGGGGGTTGGCTTCCAGGCGGCTGGTTACTACTCAAGTGCGGCCTACACATTGTTCGAGATGACGTATGAGTCCTGGGGGCCAATTATTAATTACATGCCAAACGGGGACTTCGAAGATTACAGTTTGTTTGATGGAGTTAACCCGTGGACTGCTGTGTTCAATTCATGGGGGTGGGCTTATGGAAGTGGAACTTCCCGCACTGCATTAGCGACTACAGTGCTAAACATGACGCCTTATATTACTGACGCAAACGGTGATGGATATGGCGGGTTTACATCAGCATATACGGCATCTGCTGCAAAGTATCCTTTTCACGAAAGCACTTGTGTAGGGATTAAGCAGATGATGGCTGACAGGGCGAGTTTGATTGGTGGTGAAACCATTCTATACGGCATATTTATAAGCACGGTGGAGGTTGACACCCGGGATACCTATTCTTTTTCCATCTTTTTACGAAGTGGGATACAGGGCCTTCGAATGATACAAGGGCTTGATAAGGTCAAGATTGTCATAGCGAATGAGCCAACGTATTTTAATGACTACTTGATTCCACCGCCGCATTGGCATCTGGATACTGTTGTTGCAGATGGGGCAATAATTTTAGAGTGTGACCTGTCCAGTGACTGGGTGCAGTACAAGATTGAGAACTTTAAGTTTGACAGAGTCTCTGCTGACATTGAGACGAAATCAATATCTATATTTGTACCCACCTGCAATTATGTGGGGGATGACCAGCCTGTTGTGTGTGCGGATGGCGCCATGCTGGAAAAGTCAACTTCGTCATGGAGAGACTTTGTTCTTACCGAAGACCCAGGCGGCCATTATACAACCAGCAAGGTTATCTTGGACTGCGCATCCTATGTGCCAGACTGGAACAAACAGCTTTCTTTTGTTACCCCTACCAGTTATGAAGTTACCGAGGAGTTCAAGGACACTAAGGTTCGGGACGCAATAGAACGGATTGCAATATATGGTTTGTCAGTAAGCGATGTACGCCCGATGTACGTGGCTCTTTGGCATAATCGGATGCTGCATGTCTTTCCAGAGCCAGCCCTAAACATATCGGTTCCTGACTGGAGAATATCAGTTCGAACGTCAAATGCTTCTGTGAACCTGTCCCTGTCTATTCTGGAAGTTTTCAATAAAATTCACGCATCGACTGACTATCGCCTCACCCCCGCACAAGATAAGCTATCTCAACTGATGTATGGGGTGAGGGAAGGTATCGTTCAAAACGACCTGGCGGCTAACGAAGACGTTGAGGAGATGCTGAAAAGCATGGCCATCAAGCGATATGGGAACCCCCGGTCAGTTTATTCCATGACGATTTCTGGCTATATTGAAGATGCTGTTGGAAACCCGGTTCTTCCGTATCGAATTAGGGCCGGCGACCAGATACTGATAACGGATGCTGATTCTGCAAGCCCCTTTAGCGGGACCATATCTGGTCAGGCAACTCGAGGATTTACTGGGTTTGTGCTAAAAACATCATACAACGCAACAAACAACGAAATGCAGCTCGATTTCGGTTCACTCGACTTAGGATATGAAGCACTGATGGGCAGGTTGGGGCTGTCGGGGGGCCTGGTATGAAGTTCTATGCAGCAATTTATGATACCAGAGACTTAGTAGACGACCCTCGGCCCGTTGTGGATGCTGACCCGAGCATCAGTGTACGGAATTACAACGCCTATTTTCCCGGGTTCGAGCATTATGTATATGGCGATAGATGGGCGGATGTAAATGTGGTGACAAGGATAGGCCATCATTTGCTAGAGACAGCCGAAGTAAGCGAAACCCTTGATTTTAGTACGCAGTTGCATGGGGGTTTTGCGCAGTGTACGTTTACGTTAGGCAGTCAGCCTGATAGAGTGATGTATCGTTTCAGGGGGTACTTGGGTTGCATGGTCGTGGTATTTGATTCTATTGGCCGCAGGGTGTATGAAGGAAGAATTGTTGACGTAGCCCTGAACCCCCGAGGGGTCAATGTCCAGGCAACTGGCTATTATGCCAGCGCCACATACAGCCTGTTTGAGATGCTTTATATGTCCTGGGGAAGCGTAGAAAATCTTCTGCCAAATGCATCGTTTGAGCATTATAGTTTTACTGCCTATCCTGACTATGGCTCTGTTGTTTTTCAACTTAACGTTCCTGGTAAAAATCCTGCTAACTGGGGATGGGGGTATATTACCGCTGCGGACTTGAATAACATAACCCCCCTGACACGTCCTGTTTTGTACGATTACAACACCACATCAAATGGTTCGAGCGTCGGTTTTGTCGAATTGATTGATAGCGCCGGAAGTCCACTTGACGAAGACTTTAGTGTGGGCTTTAGACAGCCTAATCATTACCACATAAACGGCACTCCAGTAACTTATTGCGTTTTTGTTGCGCAATTAGAACTTGCAAATGGTCTTCCCTATTCTTTTTCAGTATTTTTGCGTAACGGAATTAACGGAAGTTACTTGATGGACTCAATAGAGAAGCCGAAGCTGTACATAGGTGAAGGTCTTGTACCAGAATTTATGCCAAACGTGCATTGGCATGTACCGTTCGACCAAGGAAAACTGGTGGATTGCGATGTGACTGGTGGATGGTCGCAGTTCAAGGTAGAAAACCATATCTTTTCTGCTGGACTTCCTGGGAGTATTGATTGGAAAGCCATAGCAGTTCTTATTCCCTGCTACGATTGGTCAGTGCATACCCTGCTGCCTCCCCGTTTGTGCATGGATGCAGCGATATTGGAGCAAAAAGAAACGTCTTCTCCTGTGTTTTTCGATGGCTCCGGCGCTGGAAAGACCTGGCAGGTTGGAGAAATCATTACAGACAGCGCAGCTATGGTGCAAGACTGGAATCAGCAGCAGTCCTTTGTTACTCCAGTTACCTACCCTGTTGGGAGGGAAGAGTTTTTGGATACGAAAGTCCGAGATGTTCTTGAAAGGATGCTACTGTATGGGTTTGCGGTAGATGACCTGCGGCCTGTGTATGCTGCGCTTTGGCATAACCGCATGCTGCATGTTTTTCCAGAGCCGGCCAAAGATACATCGGTCCCTGATTGGATAATATCTATTCAGCACTCAGAAGACGTAAGTTTGTCGTTATCGTCTCTGGAAGTATTCAATAAAATTCATGCGTCAACTGATTACCGGCTTACCCCGGCAGAAGATAAGATGTCTCAAATAACCTATGGGGTGCGGGAAGCTATTGTTTCCAACGAAATAGCAGACACAGATGCGATTGAAGGAATGTTGAAGAACATGGCATTGGACCGCTACAGCACCCCAAGGGCTGTTTACACGGTGTCCATTACTGATTACGTGGAGAATGCACTGGGTACGAAAGTTCCACCGCACCAGGTTAGAGCGGGTGACCTTGTGCTGATAAAGGAATCCGATGCTGCAAGCCCGTTCAATGGAACCATAACAGGTCAGGTGACCAGGGGCTTTATGGGCTACGTGGTAAGGACAGCCTACAATGCGGCCAGTCACAGGCTGTCAATAGACTTCGGTACACTGGACGTGGAGTATGAGACTTTGATGGCACGGCTAGGGCTGACGGGAGGCGTTTCATGAAAATAGATGCGTCAGTTGTTTCTTATCTTACCAAGTACTTTATTTCAAAGGACCGAGAATCTACTATTTCAAAAGGTTTCTTGCCGAATGCGGATGCCACGGTGTCTCTTGGAACGCATACCAACAGGTTCAAAGCCCTTTATGTAGAAACCCTGGTCGCTGATTTTGGCATCAACTATGGGCTTGGGTCAGACGTTGATATGTTGGACGGCTTTCATGCGGTGTCAGAGCCTTTATCCAATTCTATTCTTGCTCTGAATGCCAGTGCAATATTCCCAACCAGCGTATACCCGTTAGCTCTGCTCACCGATGGCTCCCGTGGGCTTACTGGCGACCTGGCGGTTACCAGTGGGGTCAAGATTGATGGGGTTGACATCAGTGCGCATGCTGCCAGCCCTATCCACCACCTTTCTGGCATGGCTGTTGACGACCATACCCAATATGTTCATGTGAACAACGCCAGGACGATTACTGCTGTTCACACTTTCTCGCCAGCCGCGACGACTGCTCCCTTTGTACTTAGTGCGAACGCTCAGGGGCATACGGTAATTGGTTTGCAAGCCGACAAGCTGGATAAAAGCATAAATACGGGGTCAGGACTGACTGGTGGTGGCCCTTTAATAGCGTCGCTCACCCTTGGTTTGGACTGGGGAACCCCAACAATAACAACCATCCAGCCAGATGACATGGCAAGTGCGGGTGTATCAACCAATCCGGCAAAATCAGACCACAAACATGCAGTTGCAACAGCCGCACCGGGTTCTAACAGCGTGAATCTGGCAAACAGCACGGAAGGCTCCAGCACATCCTTTGCACGGGCCGACCATAATCATCAGCTTGACCAGGGTATAGCCCCTACCTGGAGCAGCACCCACAAGTTTGACAATGCTACCGCAGGCATTTCGTCTTCGGGCGTGCTGAAGATATCCGCAGGGTCAACTATTCTAATTGACCCTACGGGTGGACAGGTTGAGATTGCAGATGACACCCGCTTGCAGTCAGACGGGTACAGCAGCCAGGCTGCGGGGTGGGGCATTTCCGGTGATGGGCGTGGCGACTTTCGCTATCTATATGTGGACGAGATGCATTCCAAGGCTTTTGTCACTGACTTCGAACGGGCATTGGCCGGGGGCGAGATTGTAACGAAGTCCGTCACTGTGGTAGCTGCTGATTTTACAATCCCTGCTGCGAGTGCGTATGCAACGCTTTGGGTGGAAGACCTGCCTGGGGCGCCGGGGGTAGCTGCCTTCGAGTCTGGTGATGTTGTGCGCCTGCGTCAGTTTGTCCGTGCTTCAGGCGCCTTAGTTATAGCTGATGTTTGGGGTGTGGTAACGCTCTATGCTGACGGGACCGGGGCGAATGAAGGCTTGCAATCCTGGCGGTTCACAAGGTCAGCCGCTCCCAACGCTGGAACAGCTACCGCAGGTACTGCCATCAGTGCAAAGAGCCTGGCCCTGGACTACGGGAAGCCTGCCACAGGTGGTGGGTATCATGAAATAAACACAGTGGATGGCGGCGCCTGGGGACCGAACTCCCCCTACAGCCAGACAGCCACCTGGGCGACCCACCCGGCTACCGGCTTTACCGTGCGCACCAGGGTAGGGAACCTGGAAGGCATCAAGTCAGGCGCCGGCTATGGCCTATACGCTGGCAATGGGGTAGCAGACGCAAGCGAATACATAATAGTGGGCAGCGGCACGGGCACTGAGCTGCATAATCTGTCTCTCAAGCTGTATGATGGGGCTGTTGTCAAGGTACAGGTTCTCCCTGCTAAAGGCATCCTGGTGTCAAATGCGGCCTGGGGGACTGATTCGTCAACCTTTGCTGCGGTCTTTGCTGACGACGCTACAGTAACTTTCTTGGATGCTGGTGACATACTGATTGGTCGTCCTTTTCACAGTACGAATGCCAGCAAGGTGGGTTTGCACTGGGACGATAGCGCAGGAACGTTAAATTTGGTTAGGGCTACGCTGGACTTATATAACAGCAGTCACCAGAAAACGGTGTCTATTCAGCCTGACGGGGATGCCTTCTTTGGGTCAAACCTGGCCGCTCAGGCAACAACCAGTTTGGCAATCTTCTCTGTTGCCCAAAAGTATCCATTGACCACAGGGGAAGATATGGGGGCTGGCGATATTCTTATCGGGTCCAACGCAACCGGTTATGGTAACCTGCTGTGGGATGCCAGTGATAAGAAGCTGAAGTTCCGTGGCGGAACTACAATGCAGGCCGAAATTGGAACGGATGGGAAGATATATGCAGGTGGTGGCAAGGTTGTTCTTGACTCAGCAGGACTTTGGCTGAGTTCTTCGAGTGCTGCTCCTGACAGTGGCAGCAGCATCAAATTTTCGACTGATTTCTCTGCTGAAGTTTCATCTCTTTCAAGTTACTATGGCGCCGGCGACAATTACATGAAGCTTTGGGTGAAACCTGTGGCCAGCAAGCACTCGCTATTAAACATAACTGCCCAGGTTCCGGCGACATATTACCCATGGATTGAACTGTTTGCTTTGCATACGGGGGACACATCCTTTGCCAATGCCGGCTTGAGAATGGTGTCAACTGACGCCTACTTCTACGTGGGCAATAAGGACGATGGCGCCACAGACCTTCGGGTGTATGGAGGTCTTTCGTTTGCCAAAGATGCCACTGCTGACCCTGCCAACGCAGCACCAAACACTGTATTGTTTATGGATGGCGGATGGATTGGTTTGGGGACGGGGGCTTCTGGTGCAGCCTGTGTGGACTTCACGACAAATACCAACATCTACAAGACTGGCTTTGTCCAAACTATCAGTACTGGGTGGATTGGTATTGGACCATCGGCAGGCAGGATTGTTTTCTCTGATGCCACCCCGGATACAATGGTAGTGACTGCTGCCAACTTTGGGGTAGGCACCGCTTCCGCACCAGCATATCTCTTAGATGTCAGCGGCTACATACGTGCTTCGAGCAACGTGCTTGTCAAAGGCACTACAACCGTAGGTTCCGTGATGATGACTACGGGTTCTGCTACTAACACAGGGTATATATCCTGGTATCTATCATCGGCAGATGGCGCTCTTGGTACCCGCCTGGGTTACATGGGGTATGATGCTTCTGATATCAAACTCGCCTTAGAAAACGGTGCAAGGTTCGTTATTAACTCTACGGCTACCCCGGCCCAAAGCCACTTATTACTTCAGGCAAACAGCGCAGGTGGCTTATCTGCCTTGTGTTATGCCGCAGGCAATGTTCACCTGGGGTTTGACGTGCATTACGATGGCGCTGCTTGGACATCGTTGTATTCGGGGTCTAACTACGAGATTTATAAACTCAGCAACTTGCTTCAGTTCCGTTATGGCTCGGGCGTAGCCGCAGGGAGTGCTGTAACAATGACGGCAGGCTTCTCATTAAACACAGCCGGCAATCTGATGATTGGGACAACAACGGATGGCATGACAGCAGCCGGCAGTCTGGCCATTGCCAAAGACCTGGCGCACCGTGGGTCCTACCTGGGTGTGTTCAATGTTACCCCGACCACAAAGCAGACCGTTACAGGCAGCCGTGGCAGCAACGCAGCACTTGCGAGCCTGCTCACTGCCTTGGCGGCATATGGATTGATTACAAATAGCTCGACAGCATAGGAGACAAAGATGGCTTTAGCAGACCAGTATACTCTTTCACGGGATGCAACCTTTATCAAGAAATGTGGGATGGCCATGGTTGTAGCGGCAACCCAGGTGGCGGCTGAAGACCCGGCAATACCTTATCACCGGGAGCGTTCGGTGTGGGCTACCCAGGTGCTTCGTGACCCTGAGTACTACTCTCAGCGAATTGCGTTCGGGGTGGCGAGCAATGCCGCTATTACTGTGTCGTCAACGGACAACGACATTCAGTTCACAGTCAATGCCCAGTGGAACGCATTCTCTGGTGTTGTGGCAGTGGCAGGGTAAATCAATTCCAGAACTTGTCCGAACGTTTGTTCTGAAATGTGCTATATTTATAGTATCTTACGTATAGGAGATTGTAATGAGTAACGTAGTAATAACTGTAGCGTCGGTGGAAGAAAAGATTGCTGAATTGACTGAGCAGCGCAAGACGGTGGAGATGCAGGCGATGGCCAACATCAACTACATCGAGGGCCAGATTGCCTTGATGAAGTCCCTGCTGGCCGAGAAGGTTGTTGTTGATTCTGTCGAGCCAGAAACGGAAAGTGCATAGAAGGGGGCTGGCGGTCAATCAATAATTCCTGGACTTTCTAAGATTTCCTGGCCTGCCCGTTTGTAGTGTGTGAATTGGCAGTTCACCCGCACGAGTAGGCCAGGAGCTTTGATGGATAACAACGAATCATTCCAAGTCATCATGTCCAAATTGGACCGTGTTATCCAGGCGCAGGCTGAAACGAACTCACGCCTGGGGATGTTGGAAGAAGAAGTTGGTGAGCTGCGGCGGACTATTAGGGGGTACAACGGCACGCCGGGGATGGTAACGGAACTGGCTGTGCTTCAGGAAAGTCTGAAAAACTTTCAGGCGGGAAAAAATTTGAGTGGAGGCAGCGACCTTTCTCCCGTAGTCGATAAAGCGGTAGCAGAAGTAAAGGCTGAACGTAAGAACTTTCTGACCTATGAGTATGTGCTGGATAAAGCCATGAACATCGGGATGGCGTTTCTCGTTTGGATTTTGCTGACTGTTTTACCCGACATAATTTCTCACTTACAGAAACCGTAGGAGGCTTTAGTGGCGACAAATTTGATGCTCACCCCGCATACAACCGGACGCTCTGGAACAGCAGTGGCGGCTCTGGCCCCGACCGCTTTGGTAGCGGCTGCAACCAGCGTGTACTACTTCGACAACCCCAACGAGGACGTGGTTGCACTGGTAGAAAGCACCGGCGCAACCGTTCTGTCCTTTGGTCCCACGAAGACCATTGATGGCCGCAGCGTCCCGAAGCTGACCCTGACCACGGGTGCTGGTAACAACACTTATATCGTGGGACCATTCCCCCGGACCTGGTACTGCGAGTCGATTACCATTGACGCCGTGACGCATTCGTCTGCCGTGCAGCTATCTGCAACGGTTGGCGCCCTGGCAAACGTCACCATCCTGAAGATTGGCACCCCGGGTATTGGAGCATAGCCTATGAATACGACTGATGTTCTGTTGCAGTCTGCACTTCAGACCCTTATCCAGATTATGGTCCCCGTCCTGATTGGTGCGGCCATCGCCGTGGCCAAGCACTACATTGACGAAATTAAATCCCGCATGTCCCAGGACCAGTACATCTTTGCTGGCGAGCTTGCCCGGCAGGTAGTGCTGGCGGCAGAGCAGAACGGTCTGCGTGGGGCAATTGAGAACGAAGCCACGGTCAAAAAGGCGTGGGCGCTCGAACGGTTGGAAGCGTCCCTGGTTGGAAAAGGCATTCATCTTGACCTGGACAAGTTGGATGACCTGATTGAGAGCGCCGTCTTCGAAGCGTTCAAGTGGTAGGGTGGACTGGCAGTCCATATGTGGACTCGGGGTGGCTTTCGGGCCACCCTTTTTATTCGAAAGAGGGCCTATGACGCAAACCTGGTCTACTTTGTCGGACGAAACAAAGTTAGCATATTTGAAAAGACGATACGTAGTGGGCGAAGATGTAGTTTCCCTGGCTGAAGAAATCAAAATGAACCCCATTACTTTGAATAGGGCCTTGCAAAGGATGCGGTCGAACCTGGACCAGAACCATCCGACGTGGCGATTGGATGATTTCCAGGCTCCGCCCCCACAGGCGCCCAAGGTACTGCGGATGTATGAGTCTGCTGTCACCAAAGAGCGGCCTCTGCCCACCCCGGAAGAACTGTTTGCTGTTATCAGGAAAGGGTCGAGCCTGAGTGCGTTGTCCAGGCTGTTTGACCGCTCGGAAGCTACAATCCAGGGCCTGGTCGATGGCCTGAAGAGTAACGGGTACATGGTCGAGCAGGAACAGCAGATGGTCAAGGTGGCCACGGAGTACCCGAAGCAGGATTATTCGCCGGCCCGAACCCTGGCGGATGAGATGGGGCAGGATGTGCTGTTTGCGGTAGCGTCTGACACACACGCAGGGTCTACGCATTCACAGCCGAGCGCCTTGCTGTCGTTTATTCAGAAGGCATATGCTGAGGGTATTCGTCACGTCTTTGTACCTGGAGACATTACTGCTGGTGTTGGTGGATATCGGGGTCAAGAGAATGACATTATTCCCCCAATCAGACCGTTTTCCCGTCAAGATTACCCCCGAACGACTGAAGCTGAAATAGAACTGGCAGACACTTACCTGCCAAAGCTGGATGGATTGAAGTACTACCTTTTGGGTGGCAACCATGACGCATGGCACATTGTAAACTGCGGTATTGACGCAGTTGCCAGGCTGTGCAACAGGCGGGAAGACACCTTTTACATGGGGTACGACATTGCAGACATTCCTTTGACTGACCGGGTGGCTGTTCGCATCTGGCACCCTTCCGGGTCTTCACCATATTCCCTGTCTTATCGCATCCAGAAGGGCCTGGAGCAGATGGCGTTTGATGAACTGACTCGGGCCATCGAAGAGAACGACAACCCCAAGGTGCGCTTCCTGCTGGCCGGCCACCTGCACACGGAAGTCAAGTTCCACCGGGGGCCTATGGTGGCAGCCCATGTGGGTTGTTTTGAAGGGCAGACCAACTACTTGAAGCGCAAGGGGCTGTATCCGACGATTGGTGGGGCCATCTTCAAGGTGCGTCTTACGGACAACGGCCTGGTGCAGCGAGTGGGCTATGATTTCATCCCGTTCCTGGAAGTCCAGGATGATTGGATGAACTTCCCGGCGCCTGGGAGAGAAGAAGCTTACGTGGCTGAGCAGGTGGATACCTTGTTCAAAGTGGCGACAGCATGAAGACCTTAGTGCTGGCGGACATCAACCACTTCACGGTCAAGCTAGTTACGCCAGATG